CTTGCTCATCTGTATTCCTGGATGTTTGATTATAAAAACCATTACCACTATATGATTGGCTAGATATTTGTTTTAATTCTTCGTCTGTTAAATTAGGAAATTCTTTTTTAACTTCATTAATATGTACGCTTTTTACTTCTCCTACATAATATAAGTCGTCAAAATAAGGTGATTCAGTATAAGACCAAACTAAATTAACAGGATCTACATACTCTACCTTAACCCCTTCTGATTTTGAAAAATTGTTTTTAACAGCTCCAATACCTATAACTGTTAAATCGTAATTACATCTTCTCCTTGTTAGATCATACTTGCTACCATCTAATAAAACGTTTATAGCTTGCTCTTCAGCTAATTCAACTTGTTGCTTATAACTAAGTTGCATGTGTAAATCTAACTCTTCTTTATTCTTAGGTAAAGTTGTTGGATCATTCTCAAATAAATCTACGCCAAATTCAGCTTTAACCATTTCAGTTAATTCCTTCGTCTCCATGTCTCTAATAATAGATTCCATGTATCTCGTACGTTTGTCAACACCAAATGGATCTTGAGAATATGCTTTAACATCAAAAAGTCTTTCAGATAAGCCGTTAACGACTATATCCACAAACTTTGATATAATAGGTACAGGTTTCCAGTCTAAGTTCAAATAAGATAAATCACCGTTTATAGATAATTCATCTTTATATTTTTGAACACCTTGTTCACCTCTAGCGTATAATCTTAAATTATGAAACGTGTCTTGATTACTTTTAAATCTAGTGAAACCAGAATCGTTTGTAAACCACTCGCTCTCTATAGCTCTACCAACTTTGGTCCCGTAATCCATTGACGCTTTCTCGCGATCAGTAGCCACTTGACTTGGAAAATAACTTGTTATAACTGACTCAGCCATATTTTTATTTTTCTATTAATTTTGAAACACCACCTTTATTGGAGTATTTTGATATTCTTAAATTTATTTTTTTTCTTTGCGCGGTAGCACTAGGTGCATATAAGTTTTTGTTACAAGCCATAATAGCTAAACCAGAACTAATAGCGGCATCAAATTTAGTACGATTGTTTACATCGAACTTAGCCCAATCTCCTAATGTCTCAGCAAAATACATGTCTCCATATTGATCGTCTTCTTTTAATCCAACGTATCTATCAATATATGACTCAATAGCCGCAGCGTGCGCTTGTTTTATATCCTCACTTGAATTGGGTATACCACCAATCTCTTTTTCTGTTACAGACAACTTATTCCAAAGCTTGTCTGGCCTATTCATAGAGTAACCTCTATATCCTCTTCTCTTAAAGTAATACAAAAGTCTAGGTTTGTTATTCTCACATAATAAAGGCATTCCGTAAAATACACAAGCCATTAATACATCTTCAAAAAACATCTCAGCCGTTTGTGGTCTAGCTATATATTCTAAAAAGAAAGAATTAGGTGGAGCATCTTCCATGCTAAACTTAGTCAATCCATGCAAAGCGCCATTAGAACCTCTTCCGTCAACAGTTCCTGATATATCATAACTATCACAACCGAATGCTCCAATGTGATCGTTACCTGGAAACTTTATACCGTTCTTTAAAATTTGTTTGTTCTGTAATCCTGAACCAGGAATCCAAGAGATCAAAAACCTTCCTTTTGGATTGGGTGTAAATATAACACTTGTATCTTTAATTCCGTTAGCCCAAGCAAAGCTACCTCTCGTTAAAACATTACTTTTGCTTAATCCTTCGTTATAATCTATTTGTTCGTATATTTTAGCTAAGTTAAATATACTATTTTTTGTTTCATCTCTAAACGCATGTTCTTCTGTGCGTGGAAATTGTCTGTAGAATTCATTTAAAGCATCCTGGTCGTCTTTTAATCCTTCAACCTCATTATCCCAATGTTCTATAACTCCGATCTCAATAGGCTCTCCATTTGAATCCGTTGTGCCTTCTTCTGGTTTATCAAATACAGGTGCTCCATAAGAATCAATGAATCCCTCGTAATTCCATTCCATAGGTATGAACAAAGAATATAGTCCTGAACCAGTTTGTCCATTTTTAGTTCTTTTTGTTACATTTGATTTATTATATAATTTTTTAAAATTATTACCACCTTTATCTAAAGAATTTGATGTTGATCCCATCATACACTTACCAATAACTCTAGAACCTAATCTTAAACAAGTTTTTGTAACTCTCCAATTATTTAATATATTGTTTGGTCTTTCCCACTTACCACTTTCATCATGTACTAGTAATCTTAGTTTCTCACCATCATAAGCATTGTCTCCTGTATTTTTCCAGTCAATAGTTGTATCTAATCCAGATAGTACTTCCGACTTTTCACCTGAGTCTAATTTACGCCTGGTTAACTTAGAAGCTGGTACACGATAAGCAAGTTCCGTTTTTGGTCTATCCATACCATCCTGAATGGGTTTGAAAAAGAATGGATAATTTACAGAGATAGGAACCACTTTATCTGTAAACATTTTTTTGGCGTCACTACCAGATTTTGAAAGTATTCCAAAACGCGCATCACTTGATATAGTTGCTTGATTAACAGTTTCACCAGAGGCCATGAATGAAAATCCAGAACGTCTGTTTTTTAGATATGCCATACCGTAGCATCTTTTATCTGCTTTACAAGCTTCCCAGAATATATAAAATAATCTATTCGATTCTCTAAAATCTGGTTTTCCTACATCAATTTTGGACCACTGCAAGTACATAAAGTGAGCACCAGTAATGTAAGTACCCACGCCTCTATTATTAAACCAACAGCCTTCTTCACGTTTTTTGAATTGTTCATCTATATATTCCCCCCATTTGTTTTTAAAACTTTCCGGATAATCTCTCCAATCAAAAATGCTTTTTATACCTTTAAGCTCTTTTGGGTATTCCTCCGGTGTCCATTTATCGTTACTTTTATCTAACTTACCTGGACTCAAGGGTAATGCTATTTTAAGATTCTGTATCTTATATATTTCACCTATTTTTCCAGTTTTACTTATAACAACAACATCGTGTTCTTTGTTATATCCGTATTCCCACTTTTTACCTTTATTTAATCTAGATATTGTAGTGCGTTTTATTGGCTCTATAATTTCGTATAATTTCTGCTTATACATATTAACTAGATTTTCTTTCAGCCCATCCCTTGAACTCTTTTACATCTTCAACCACTTTTGGTTTTTCATCCAATATTCTTTGCTCCTCCTGTATTCTAGTCAATATCTCAAACGCATCAAATATAGCTAGTTTTTTTGTAGCCGCTGCATTCTTTAATTTATCAGCAGAAAGATCCTCTTCATTATTTTGAATAATAGCTTCTTGAGCTACAGCAATTAATTCTTCAACTGCTTTGTGCCCAGCTCGGATTATATTTCTCTTCGTCTCCTTTATATTCATATTTGATTGTGATTGAATTGGTCGGCACTCTATATACTCTTTCGGTACCTATCATAAACTCATATTCTGAGCTTGGGGTAAATCCTACAAGATCCCCTTGTTCTACACCTATTAAATTTTTATCTTTAATAGTTAAAACGCCTACTAAAGGTTTCTCAAATTTTGTAGTAAACATTTTTGTTTCTTTTAGAGGTGAAACAAAATTAAATCCTTTACAAGCAAACCATATATTCTTTTTGCTTTTAGAATCTTTTTTAGAATATCCATACAGTTGATCTGGTTGAACAAAGTATTTATCTTCTTCGTAATAACTTTTGCTATTTTTTTCTGTTCCTCTAATGTCTCTAAACCTTCTAAAGATGTTATGATGAACAATAACTAAGTCTCCTATTTCTATTTCTGTTTCGTTAAAGTAAGGTACTTGTAAAACAGTTCCTATTCTGTTAACGTAATTATGGTTTTGTAATTCAGTATTTAATATTAATTCTGTATCACCAACAGACATCGTACTATTGTATCTACCATCTAATGGCTCAACAATGAAGTCCATATAACCTTTCATTAATATTGCAAATCAAACTCAATAGCGATCGCCATGTTTTTGTTAAATTCTTTCCAAGGCAATACTTCTTTATTTTTCTCTATATAAACTGAGTACTTATCTTCGTCGTCTATTATGTTAACTATAACATGACCACCATACACTTCCTGACCAACAGAATAGTGCATGGCATCATTTTTATAGTCTTTGCCGATACTAATCTTCCTTATTAGACTCAACGGTTTTAATTTCACCAGTATTAATATCAACAGATACAGGTCCGTATTCTGCTTCTAATTCTTTTTGAACTGTTCCTAATTCTCCAGACGCTTCTGCAATAGAATGTAATAGTTCATGCTTCTGAGCTTCAATACCTCCGATCTGCATTTGAAAACCATTAACTTTATTAACCGCTTCTTGTAATTTGGTTAATTCTTCTTTTGAAATTTTGTCTTTGTTTAATTTTACTACTTCACTCATTTGATTTGATTTAATTTATATTAATTATATTTATATAGTTACCTATTTTTCTTATGAATTAGGGTTTATAGCTTTTGAAGCTTGACCTGCTTTTTTCTTTGCAGCTCTAGCTTTTTTTCTATCATCCTTTTTTATTTCCCTATTTTCAATTCTTGCAGCTCTTTTTAAAAGTCTATCCGCTTTTTTATTTCTACCTTCGTCTACAGCTTTTGCTGCTTTTGTTAGTTTCTTTCCAACTTTTTTAGAAACATTTTTAGCAGGCTTTATAGTAGCTTTAACTTCTATTTTACCAGCAATAGGTCTTTTAGCTTTTATAGTAACTACTTTTTTAGGTGTTAAATTAGTAGATACTGCTTTAACAACTTTTTTAACAGCTTTTTTAACAACAGGTTTTTTAACAACAGGTTTTTTAACCACCTTGTCAATTACTTTTTTAACAATAGGCTTATCTACTTTAGTTGTAAGTTTATTTGCATTTCTTCTACGAGCTCTATCTCCACTGCCTCTTGTATTATTAGTAGTTATCACCGGTTGAGCATTGTCTTTTAAACGTTGTTCTAATCTTGATTTATTAGATGCTGCCCTGCTACCCCTTACTTTAGCAATAGAAGATTCTTTCATTTTTGCGACACCAATGCCTTTAATATAAGGTTCAGTAACTCCGCCTTTAGAGTTCTTTTGTACTCTAGCTGTTATAGGTGTTAAATTGTAACTCATTGTTTTTATTTTTAATTATTTATTTTTTACCGTAACCTTTCATTTTGAAACTAGACTTCATTTTACCTGGAGCCGCTTTAATTGCGTCTTGTAATTGTTTAGGCAATTTATTTTGCCCTCCCTTAAGAGTTTTGTATGCAATGCTTTTTTCTTTCATGTTTGAAATAGATGGCTTTTTAACAGTATTAGTATCTCCTAAAGCTCTTGGAGCAGTTGCTGATCTAATAGCTTCTCCCATTCCTGTATCTCCCGTAAATCTTTCATAATCAAAACCACCATCGCTGGAATCTCCCTCTGGATTTATACTTCCTGAGCTTTGTTTAAATCGTCCAGCTGTTGTTAATTTTCTTTCTGTTGCAACTTTTTGTTTCTTTTTAGCTTCATTACGAGCTATAGCTTTTTGCTGTTCAGAATCTTTTTCTCCTAACAATACATCTCTTTGACCAGATACAAATGATTTACCAAATCCTTTACCGCTTTCAGCTCCCTTACGTACATTAGCTGCTATATCTTTAAAACCTTGTAATTCTGCTTTGTTTTCTCTAAACTTAATTTTTTGCTTTTCACTTAAACCTGCTTTAGGTGTCCAAACAATATTACCTTTATCATCTTCAGAAGACGTAGCATATTTACTAATTTTCTTTTCAGCTCGGCTAACATCTCTACCTGATTTTTTAACGCCTCTGCTTAATTTTCTTACTTCTGTTGGTTTAAACACAGTTCCTTTAGTCGCTTCTTGCTCAACCGCAGAATAATCTAAGTTACTTCCAGGTACAGTTGTGGTTTTCTGTTTAATTATTTTACCTTTTTTGTTTGCTCCTGCTGCTGCATTCAATCTTCTTTTTTCTGCAGCGGGCAAAGCAGCCCAGTCTTTATCTGACATCTTTAGACCTTCATAAGAAGAAGAAATATTCTCAATTATTTTATTAGAGTCACCTTCAATACTTCCAGAAACTTTTGCCTTTGGATTTGTTTGCTTTGCTATTGATACTCTTTTTAATCTACTTGTTATTGGTAAGTTCATATTTTTATGAGTTTGATGTTTTTGTTTCAACAGGCACAACTTCGTCAGTAGAAGATTGCATACCTTTACTGATTAGTCCCCCGTAGTCGTTAAACCCTTTAGTCGATTGAACATCCGCCATCCCGTATACAAGGCCCATATTTATTTTGCAAGCGCTAGACGCTTTGTTTGTTATTGATTTTGCTTTATATCCCATACCTGTTATTTTTTTTTGTGAATAGCGTAGGCTTCGTCTTCCCACTCGCATTTTCCTCCTTCTTGAATTGGCTTACCGCCATCTTCAGGAATTAAAAAACCGTTATCTCTTTTATATACTCTAGCAGCTGTTTTTGTATCTGGTTTCCATGTAACCTCGTTGTCATTGTATTGCAATCTACCTTGAGCCATTTGTTCCATATGAACTT